GGGGGACCCGAGCCCCATCCAACTCTTTACCAAGAACGGCCTGAACCAGCCAGAACCAGCGGCCATCGCGCATGACCGGCCGAGACTGGAAACGATCAGCCCTGACGGTGTCGGATCGTGGGCGGCAATTGTGGGGGACATAGCCCAGGAGCTTCTCGGCTTAACGATGCTCCCGTGGCAGATGCACGTGTTAGATCAGATGCTTACTTTTAACGCCGATCAGGATCTTGTGCATAGGTCGAGCCTTGTGTCCGTGGCCAGACAGAACGGCAAAACCACCGTCATCCAAGCGCTCATTCTCTTCTGGTTAATCGAGATGCCAAAGATCCGTGGCCAGCGCCAAACAGTCGTCTCTCTTTCGCACCGTCTCGATCTTGCATGCATGCTCTTTGAAGAAATCGCCCCGATCCTAGAAAAGCGCTGCGGAGCCAAGGTAATTATGTCCTACGGCCGCTACCAAGCCACAATGCCAGACGGCTCAAAATGGTATGTCAAAGCCGCGCGGCCGTCAGTAGGCCACGGCATGACAATTGACTTGGCAATTATTGACGAATTGTTTGACGTCTCCGACGAAGTAGAAGCAGGACTTTTGCCGGCTCAACGCGCTAGGCGCTCGACTTTAACGGCCATGTTCAGCACGGCCGGCACGGAAGCGAGCCGATTATTTATTAGGCATAGAGAAAACGCGCTTCGGCTCATTGACCTTAAGAAGCCTTCGTCGTTCTACTTTGCCGAATGGTCGCCCGAGCCATCGCTAGATCCGCTGCATGAGGCATCGTGGTATTGGGGCAACCCAGCAATCGGGCATTTCCTCACAATCGAGACTTTGCGCCAAGAATCCGAAGGGCCAGATCGAGCACTCTTCTTGCGCGGCTCCCTAAACATGTGGGTCGCCTCCGCTAACTCTTGGATCCCACACGGCCTCTGGCCCGACTTGCTCTACGAAGGAGAAGTCCCTCCCGGCGGAGTCGTCGCCGTAGAAGCTTCTATGGACGACACCCGCTACTTTGCTACCCGCTCCGTCTCCCTGCCCGACGGCCGCGTCGTCAACTCCGTGGCCTTTACAGCCGAAACACAAAAAGAACTACTAGAGCACCTAGCCGAAATTGCTAAAGACCCAGCCGTAAAGTTTGCGTTCTCCCCGACAATCGACGTGCTAGTCAACTCCGCCACGTTTGATCGGCGCCGTGTAGTTGTCGGATACGGCGAGATTCTTAAGTACACGCCCGTCGTAAAAAACATGATCCACGAAATGCGGCTCGTACACACGGGAGAAGCGATGCTCTCCGAACACGTACAACGCGCCGTCCTAGTCCGAACCCAAGGCTCAATCGCCGTCTCATCCCAAAAGTCACCAGGCCCGATCGAGTTATGTCGGACGCTTATCTGGTCGGCAACCTTGGCCTCACAAAATCGCGTCACCCAAAAGCCTTCACTGGTCATCGTCCCGAACTAACATCCTCTCGGCAGCCGTTCGTGAGCCCTACCTTTCGTCGGGATCGGAAACGCCTCCGAGCGGTTGCCACCATAAACGCGCCAAGTGTGTCATGCTCTAGGGATGGGATTATTTGATCGCAAAGTAAGCAAGGCCGCAATCTCGCCGCCACCGGCTAAAGCCGCCGCCGCAGGAGCAGGACTTAACTACGCATCAAACAATGCCGGCGTCTCAATGATCGGCCAGTACTACACGTATCAAGAAGGCGAAGCGCGTAACCGTGCAGTACAAGTTGCCGCAATAAATCGCTCGCGCGATCTTATGGCATCGGTCATCGGATGCATGCCGCTCCGCTCTTACGTGGAGCAATGGAACGGCGAATACATGGAGAAGATCTACACCGCTCCTCGATCATGGTTGCGTCGGCCAGATCCCGAAGTGCCTTACAACTTTCTTATGTCATGGACGTTTGACGACTTGTTCTTCTTTGGTCGCGCATTCTGGTACATCACTTCACGCACAGCCGACGGATACCCAGCATCGTTTACACGTCTTCCAGCCGGCAGCGTCACTACTCAAGACATGGCAGGCCCCGTGTGGTTTGCACCATCAAAGGCCGTCTACTTTCAGGGCGGCGAGATAGATCCTTACAACCTTGTACAGATTCTTAGCCCGACGCAAGGACTAATTTATTCTGGAACGCAAGTAGTCGAGACAGCATTAAAGATTAACGACGCACGCACACGCAACGCATCTTCCAGCATCCCAGCCGGCGTACTTAAACAAACTGGAGGCGAACCGCTAAGCGCACAAGAATTAGCCGATCTCGCTGCATCGTTTAACGCGGCACGCGCAACTAATCAAACGGCCGCGCTCAATGAGTTCTTATCGTACGAACCGACAACAATGTCGCCAGACAAAATGCTCCTTATTGAATCAGCAAACTACAGCGCGCTCGAAGCCGCTCGTCTTTGCAATGTCCCGCCGTATCTTGTAGGCGTATCAACCGGATCATATTCCTACCAGTCATCCCAGCAAGCACGCGCCGACCTTTACATCTTCGGACTCAAAATGTACGCAGAAGCAATTGCGGCCGCGCTCTCCATGGACTCTGTTCTTCCACGCGGATCTTATGTTGAGTTTGACGCAGAGTCTTATCTGGAAGAGAACTACATGGCCGACAAAGCCGACGAACCAACCATTCAAGAAAACACTCAAGAAGGATTAGCCAACCGATGATTAAATTGATTGCAGGAGAGTTCACCGTTGACGCCGCCAAAGGCGACACACCAAGCAGAACTATCTCAGGAATTGCCGCGCCCTATAACGTGCCGGCAACAGTTTCCGACGGAACTACCGTAATCTTCCGCCCTGGCTCATTGCCAGTAGAAGGCAAAGCCCCACGACTTTTTATGTACCACGACGCGTCTATGCCAGTAGGCATCGTTAGCGAACGCGTAGACACGCAAGAAGGCATGCTCTTTAGCGCCAAAATCAGCGCTACAACACTAGGCAATGACGCCTTAGTTATGGCTTTAGACGGCACTATTGACCAAGTCTCAGTTGGCGTAAACCCAACTAAGTTTAGTTACGACGAAGACGGCACAATGATTATTGACGCCGCAGACTGGATGGAACTCTCGTTAGTCCCGATCGGAGCTTTTGGAGACGCAGCACCGATCACCGAAGTCGCGGCCAGTATCCACCAGCCCGAAGAAGAAATCAGTAATAATGAAGAACAAGAACCTCAACAGGAGAACCCAATGTCCGAATCAGTAGCAGCACCAGTCATCGAAGCCACCATTCCAACCGCTTCTCTTCCAGCAGTACCGAAGCGCAAGTTTGACCTTCCAACCCCAGGCGAGTACATGGCCGCAATGCACATCGGCGGAGAAACATTCCGCAACGTTGCAGCCGCAGCAACCGAGTTCATGCGCTCAAAGCAGACTGCACTACAAGCCGCCGCGGGTGACATCCTTACCACCGACACTCCCGGCCTCTTGCCAGTACCAGTCCTCGGGCCAGTCTTCCAAGACCTCAACTTTATCCGTCCAGTTGTTAACGCAATCGGCGCACGCGCAATGCCAAACGGCGGAGCATCAAAGACTTTCATTCGTCCAACGATCACTACGCACACAAGCGTCGCTGCACAATCAAGCGAACTTGCTGCCGCATCCGCAACCACAATGGTTATTGCGTCAAACACAATTACCAAAACAACCTTGGCGGGACAAGTCACGCTCTCAATTCAGGACGTCGACTTCACGGATCCAGCAAGCCTCCAGATAATCCTTAATGACTTACTCGGCGAATATCTCATTGCCAGCGATAACGTCGCAGCAGACGCAATTACTGCAGGCGCATCGGCATCTGGCTCGACATGGACATTTGCCACCGCCGATCCATCAACGTTAATCGCAGCATTGTATGACGCAGCAACCGACATCTTGACCGCAACAAACTTCTTGCCAGACCATGTTTTCGTCAGTCCGAACGTATGGAAGCTTCTCGGCAACCAGTTAGACGCAGACAAGCGACCTGTATTCCCGTACACCGGCGCAGCAGGACTTATGGGCGTAAACGGAATGGGCGTTGCAAACATTACGGAAAGAAGCACATTCAACCCGTTTGGTTTGACTCTTATTGCAGACAACAACTTTGCAACAAACACAATGGTCGTTGCACGCGCAAGCGCTATTGAGTTCTACGAACAAGTACGCGGCCTAATGAGCGTTGAGTTGCCTTCTACTTTGGGACGCAATTTCTCGTACGCAGGCTACGTATCTACGTTCATTGCAGACGCAGACCAAGTCAAGTCCATCATCGTCAGCCCATAATCGGAAGGTAGGCCCTAGTAATGGCCACCTATACGGTCACAAACAAGTACCTCATAGACGACTTCGCCGTCCTTCAACTTCTCACCCCGACGGAGTTGGAGGTCGGCCAGTCAATTACGGTCGCAGGAGTAGACGCTACATTTAACGGAACCTACACCGTCCGCGCTCTTCCGCAATATCTGTTTGAGGGCGTAGACACCGAAGGCGATCTTCTCTACGACGCCAACAT